GACTTGGCGGGTGGGATGTGTCGCTCTTTTGACGAGTACCAAAAACTCTGCGGCGTGATTCAAGGCCTAGCGACTGCAGAGCGTCACCTCCTCGACCTTGTAGAGAAAGTAGAGCAATCAGATGAGTGAAATCATTCTGCCTCCGGGCATCACACTGCCCAAACACATTCAGCCGCTTGACGCCCCAGAGGCCGACGCGGACAACGAAACCAAAGCATCGGCACTGCCCGTACCCACGGGATACAAGCTGCTGTGCGTTGTGCCGGAAGTCGATGAAAAAATCGCCGGTACGACCCTCGACCTCGTTCGAGATGCTGCGACCATGAGAGCTGAAGAACACGCGACAACCGTGCTGTTTGTGCTTCGGGTCGGACCAGACGCGTACAAAGACCCTGCCAAGTTCCCCTCGGGTGCATGGTGTACAGAGGGTGACTTTGTGCTCGTGCGCACCTATACAGGTACGCGATTCAAGGTGTTTGGTAAGGAGTTCAGGGTTCTGAACGACGACCAGATTGAGTGTGTTGTGCAAGACCCACGCGGTTATACCCGCGCATAAGGAGCAGAAATGGACGCTTACAAGTTCCCGGACGAACTGGATGACGACAAAAACGTCAATCTGGAAGTCTCTACTGACGACGAAGTCGAAGTCGAGATCGTTGACGATACCCCCGAAAAAGACCGTGGCCGCAAGCCGTTGGACCGTGAAGTGGCGGACCCCACTGATGATGAGATTGAGTCGTACTCTGACGGCGTTAAAAAGCGCATCAAGGAGCTGACCCACGCACGCCACGACGAGCGCCGGGCCAAAGAAGCACTGCTGCGCGAGAAGCAGGAGCTGGAGCGCCTTGCCCAGCACATGGCTGAAGAAAACAAAAAGCTCAAGCAGTATGTCAATACCGGCACGGAGCAGTACGCAGCTTCCCAGCTGTCGCTGGCCGAGACTGAAGTTGAGAAGGCCAAGCGTCAACTCAAGGAAGCGACAGAGGCTTTTGACACCGACGGCGTCATTGCAGCGCAAGATGCGTTGATGGATGCCAAGATGAAAGTGCAGGCTGCAAAAAATTTCAAGCCAGCACCTTTACAGGTCGATGAAACTGATGTACAAACACAACAAATCCAAGCACCCCGTCAAGAGCTGGACGAAAAGACTGCTCGCTGGCAGGCAAAAAACCAGTGGTTCGGTTCACCGGGGTACGAGGAAGTCACCAGCTTTGCACTAGGGCTGCACCAAAAGCTAGTCAACTCCGGGGTTGATCCCCGCTCTGACGATTACTTCGAGCGCATTGATGCTCGCATGAAGTCTACGTTCCCCGAAGTTTTCGGTGGCGCGGAAGACCGGCCGAAATCCGGCGATGGCTCCCGACGACCTACCTCGGTTGTTGCGCCAGCGACTCGTTCGACTGGAGCAAGAAAAATCCAACTTACGCCTACGCAAGCTGCGTTGGCTAAAAAGTACGGACTGACCCCGCAGCAATACGCTGCTGAAGTAGCAAAACTGGAGAAATCGAATGGCTGAAACAACTAACCGGAACCCTCGTGCACTTGAGGCACGCGATAAAACTACTCGCTACGTGTATACACCTGCGAGCGCACTGCCCGACCCGACACCTGAACCCGGAATGGTTTATCGCTGGATTGCGACACACGTTCTTGGTCAGCCCCAAAACACAAACGTGTCTACCAAGATGCGTGAAGGTTGGGAGCCGGTAAAAGCAGTGGACCATCCCGAGCTTATGCTTGAGGGTAATGCGAAGACCGGAAACGTCGAACTCGGCGGCCTCATGCTCTGCAAGATGCCACGTGAACGCGCACAAGCCCGTGACGAGTATTACGCCAAACAAGCGCAAGCCCAGATGGAATCTGTGGATAACAGTTTCATGCGAAACAATGACCCCCGCATGCCTCTGTTCGCTGACCGCAAGTCATCGACCAGTCGTGGTGGTGGGTTTGGTTCTGGTTCAAAGTAACAAGGAGTCCTTAAATGGCAACAACTCAGTCCCCATACGGCCTTCGCGCCGTAAACCGTAACGACGGCATGGCATATGCTGGCGCTACAAGTCAGTTCCTGATTGATCCCGCAGGTCTGGCATCCAACATCTTCAATGGCCAAGTCGTTATCATTAACGCCAACGGCTACATCGCCCTGTCGACCGCCACTGGCGCAGACTTGACGACCAACAACCTCGGTGGCAACACTCTGGGTGCTTGGGGTGTGTTTGTTGGCTGCTCGTACATCAACGCGCAAGGTCAACAGATTTACGCTCAGTACTACCCCTCCGGCACAACCGGCGTGGTGACTGCATACGTGATCACCGACCCCAACGTCACATTCCAAGCTCAGCTGGATGGCACAACCACCCAAGCCGCTTTGGGCGCAAACACCTTCTTTGCCGCTGCACAGAGCACCAGCACTGGTTCTACCCAGACTGGCAACTCCACCAGCGCTTTGGAGAACACCGTTGTGACTACCGCTGCCGCGTTCAAGATCATCGGTTTCGCTTCCCCAGTGACTGATGCTTTCCCTGACGTGCTGGTTAAGTTCAACCCCGGCGCTCACGCCTACACCAACGCCGTCGGCATCTAAGGAGTAAAGTACCATGGCAATTTCACGCGCACAACTGCTCAAAGAGCTGCTCCCCGGTCTGAACGCTTTGTTCGGTTTGGAATATGCACGCTACGGCGAAGAGCACAAAGAAATCTACGAAACCGAGAAATCGGAGCGTAGCTTTGAAGAAGAAACCAAGCTGTCCGGCTTTGGTGCTGCACCTGTCAAGCAAGAAGGCGCAGCCATTGCTTATGACAACGCGCAGGAAGCATTCACTGCTCGCTACACCCACGAAACCATCGCTTTGGGCTTCTCCATCACTGAAGAAGCTGTGGAAGACAACCTGTATGACAGTCTGTCTGCCCGCTACACCAAGGCTCTGGCTCGCGGTATGGCCTTCACCAAGCAGGTCAAAGCTGCCTCCGTGTTGAACAACGGCTTCTCTGGCGCTTTCCCCGGCGGCGACGGCGTTTCCCTGTTCGGCAACAACTCTGGCGGCACTCGCGTTGGTCACCCACTCGTGGGCGGCGGCGTGAACTTCAACAGCCCAACTACCGGCGTGGACTTGAACGAGACCGCTCTGGAAAACGCAACGATCCAAATCGCTGCTTGGGTTGATGAACGCGGCCTGCTGATCGCTGCCAAGCCAGTCAAGTTGGTGATCCCTCCATCGCTGATGTTCGTTGCCAAGCGTCTGCTTGACACCGAGCTGCGCGTGGCTACTGCTGATAACGACATCAACGCTATCAAGCAGATGGGCACCATCTCCGGTGGCTACACCGTCAACCACTTCTTGACCGACACAAACGCTTGGTTCCTGACCACAGACGTTCCAAACGGCCTGAAGCACTTCGAGCGTTCCGCTCTGGCCACTTCCATGGACGGTGATTTCGACACCGGAAACGTCCGCTACAAGGCCCGCGAGCGTTATTCGTTCGGCTGGTCCGATCCATTGGGTATCTGGGGC